CTTTACCACAGAGCAAAGCAATTTGGTATCGGATGCACCCTGACGAAAGAAAAAAAAGATCTGAAAAATTACTTGAATACTTACAAGGAAAAGCATTGAGAGAAGTTGGGTCACTAGCTGAGGCAACACCAAAAATGCGACAACAACTATTAGCTCCAAAAATGCAACGAGGCGGTCTTATTAATAATTCTAGTAAATCGAAACCAAAAAACGAAATTATTCAACCGCAACCAAGAAAAGGTGTAAGAGAAAATCTTGATGGGTCCTTTTCAACACACTTAATGGAATGGGGTTCAGTTGATAATGGGTTTGTTGCCTATCCTACATTATTCCAAGAGGCAAACGGAAACTGGACCGAACTCAATTCAAATGATGCTTTTGAACGAAGTAAACAATCTGGTGAGCTTGTATTTTTTGAAACAAAGAATGCTGCTAAAAAATGGGCTGAAGGTTCTTGGAAAGGCAATTGGAATCAAGATTACAAATATGGATTTTAATAAGTACTTGAAGTACAAGATTTTTCAACTAAATTTTAATAACTTTGATATAATAGAAAATAACGACTATGAATGTTTAAATCTTTTTTAAAATTATAAATATGAATAAATACTTATATGACATATCATTTGATGTCATTAATCAATTTCGTGCAAATGAATTAAAAATTGTCGCTACACATTTTTTAGACAAAAATACACAAACGTGGAGCGAACAATTTAATGAAGGGCCAGCTACATATTTATTTGACAATGTGAAATCTATTACAGCAGCTAATGGAGGTTATAGATTAAATTCTAGGGCATTTATTGAACCTTGCACTGACGGAATTGATTATCGATTTTATAATAATATAGATCCGTCTTGTGCTACACAAATGTTAGAATTAGTAATAGGCGACCCAACGGTAGATATTATACAATTCAATCCTGGTATGAAAATTACTCTTCTTGAAGGTAATAAAACTGTTTTATTAGAAAATATTAGTCAAATCAATAATGGTCTCTGGGTTAATGCACCTCTTAATAAAGAGTTCCAGAGTTATGGCGTTATGTACTCAATTAGTAATGTGCGTGATGGAGATTTAGGTAGTGTCCGAATGATTGCGGATTATTATGAAGGTTCCAGAACAATAGACTGGAATCGCGGTTCTGGTCGTCGGGCCTTTTGTAAACTTTCAATTGATCCATCCTGTGCGTTAGACATGAACGTCCAAAATGAAGATAGATTTGATCCAAAGATTGCTGACTATATTTTTAAAGAAGCCGATATTTTGGATGCAAATATTGAAGGTTTTGCAATGATTACTTACACAGGGATGAAACAGACCGAAACTGGGAGTTTTACTTTGTCAATAAACGAATTATTTAATGATTTAACAACTGTTTAATATGATCAGAAAACTTGATATGATAGCGGAGTTAAGCGAAATTTTAGGTTTTGACTCAACTCAAATAAAACAAAATAGTAGAAAATTAGTAAGCTGGGATAGCTCCACACAAAAAGCAAATAGCATCAGCCAAGTCAAAAATAATACAACTTTAACTGGAATGATTGGTGATTGTGATTCTATTAGTGGATCGAATGGTGCAATAGTGATATTAGAGCAAAGTCTGGCACATGAAATTGTAAAAGGATTACGAAAAAAAGTCGCATATACTTCCGAATGGGTTATTAATTTCAGTGGTACACCAGTAACAAATGATTTTGTTATGACAGCAAAATTTATGTTTGGTGTACACAAAGCGTTATTTTTGAAAAATCTAGTTGCAATTAAAAATCAACTTAATTGGACTTCATTGGTGACTATTTATGGAATTGAGGATTCAGATACTGATGAAACAGTTGCAACAAAGTTAGCTACCCAATATTTTACTTATTGGTATGACCAACCTGAGTTTGAGGAAAGTCAAGTAGAATTTAGTATCCTTCATGGTCCAGTGGTTGATGGTTATCGTGTAAAATTACAACTAGTGGTAAACAATCAAAATATTGTACCACAGAATGTAGTTTTAGAAATCACCCCATTAGATAACGAATTTACTTTAAGGAAATATGGGTATTATGGTAATGAGCACGAAATTCTATTACAATCTGACTACAGAATGCGTGGTAATAAGTTTCGTCACATAAGAGATCCACGTAATTTACGAATTTTTGCTAAATGTTCTTATAAAGAAGCAGGGACTGGTATAGTGCGATCAGTTACTACAACAATTAATAATATACCAGTTCAAAACACACTTCTGCCCTTTGATTATAAAGGTGATTATGTGAAAAACAAACCCTAATATTAAAGTAGCATTATTAATGATTAGCCCCTTAACTTTTGGGGCTTTTCTTGTATTATACACAATATAATTGCAAAATGATGGATGAAAGAATTTATTTTAATCCTGGTGATATTGTCCAGGTTAGACATACAGAACTAAAATATAGACCAATAATGGTTGTTCTTGATAAGAAATCTATGTTAATTCGGGATTTTAAACCAGCACTTGGTTCAGCAGCTGAGTCGATTACCGGAGGAAAAGGACGACTTTTAGGAATAGAATGCTTTTGGTTTGATCAGCACGATCGTTATTGTAAAGAAGTCTTCAATACAAAAGATTTAATACACTTTTAATAATTTTTACTTTGTAGTCATGTTAATAAGAATATAAGATATGTTAAAATTTATTCTCCATCAAGATAGAATTATTCTTGATATTAATATTACGTTATTAGAGGAATTTAAAGTAATTATTGAATATGGTAAGAAAAAAGCTGATGAAGAGCTGTCTCATCGTATGTTACTTTATGTTTACTGGTGTTGCGATTTAAGTAATGATAATCCAATGCGAGATATTGATTATCGCTTAAAGCCTGAGCAAGCATTAAGTCGGGCCTTAGCTCGTTCCAAGAAAAAAGTTTTTTCTGCAACAGAAATAAAATTAATAGAAGCAGCAATGGATGCTTATAATTTCTTTAATGAATCCGCGTTAGAACGTGTTGCTCTAGCTTACGACAAAAAGATTGATGATTTAAGAACCGCTTTTGAGGAGATGGAGTTTGAAGTATCACGAGTTATTGATGAGGTAGGTCAAACTATTAGAATTGTTTCCAACGAAAAAATTATTGATAATCTTGGTAAACAAATTGTAGCTATGGCAGATTACAAAATCAAAGCGTTAGATGCTGCCAAAAAAATTGAAAACAAAGGCCGAGTAAGAGGAGATAAAGGATCATCATTAATTGAACGTGGTGTTTTTTTAAGGGATAATAAGACACATGAGTAGTCGAGTAATACGATATCGGGATGCCAATTCAGCACCTACGTTAACTGGCGTAGTGCAAGATTATGATCCATTTGATTTAAATTTCTTAGTTAAAAAATCGGGGAAAATATTTAATGACACTTTTGATGTAACTGATGCTCCACTAAAATTAATTGGTGTACCAACGGGACGTGAAACCATAAAACTTTCGGATTATTTAGTTTATAGACCAGTTCCCAAAGAATTATTAGCTTGGCGAAATGTGCCTGCCTATCATCCAGATTCTTTAGATATGGAACTGTGGTATCAAGATCTGATAACATATGCTGATGAAGGTGTGTGGGTTGATGGTGAATATTGGAATCCATTCATGGTCTATTGGTTAAATATCTTTGTATTTCCTGTTTATAAGCTTGATGGTAACGGCAATCCCCTTGAAGATTTTGAACCAACACATCCCTATTATTGTAATATTGACAGATATATACTTGATGTAGCTTGGAAAGCTGAGATCAAAAGAAGTGATGTTAGTATAATGGGTGGTCGAGGAATTGGTAAATCTTATTTATGGGGCAGTATCCTTGATAGAGAATATAGACTTAAACCCGGTAGCTGGTGTATTGTTTCGTCTACTGGCGAGGAAGAAACAAATGAGGCTTGGAATAAAATCGAAGAATGTCTGGATGTTATTGAAAAGAAGCATAGAGGTCTTAAACATAAACGACAGGGCGGAGATAGCGGAGAGTTTAAATATGCTTCCGAAAAGTTTGAATTATCGGACGGAACAATCGAGTATCGAGGTTATTTATCCAAAATTGAAAAAATTATATATGGACGCAAACCTGGAAAAACACGAGGTAAACGTCCGACAAAGCAATTAGTTGAAGAATTTGCCGCTTTTCCACCAAGTGGTTCAATGGGAAATTTACGTTCTTGCATTCGTGAATCGAAAGGTTCTTGGTTTGTTGGTGGTTCCATAAAAAAATGCACAGTGTTATATTCTGGAACAGGCGGTACTGTGGCAAACGATGAGGCCGAAGGAATTTTTACTAACCCAAAAGCACATAATATAGAACCAACATACGATTGGCCGGAAGCTGGTGCAAAAGGATGTGGGATATTTATACCAACTCATATTAAGCGATCTGGAACTTGGGAAAAAACTGGGTGTCCTGATATTCTCTCTGCTAGAATATTGGTAGAAGAGGAACGTTTTGCTGCAAAAGATGATCCACAATCTTTTATTGGTTTATTACAAGAATTTCCAATGAATCTCAAAGAGGTTTTTATGCGATCGGGAGCTAATATTTTTAATCAGGAAAAAATAGCGTCACAGCGTGCTGAATTAAAATTTAATCAAGAGCTTCCAAAACCCGGTCGCGGATTTTTAAAATTTATTAGATCTGAGTCTGGTCGTATTATTGATGTTGAATGGGATCCCAATCCAGCTGGTGATATTGATATATTGGAACATCCACATTGGATTTTAGAACGAAATAAGGGAGAATTAGGAAGACCAGAGGAAAAAGAACCAATATCTGATTTATATATTTCTGGACTTGATTCAATTGACCAAGGTTCGTCTGATTCAGCTTATGCTACAAATGATATCTTAGGATCTAAGCTTGCAATGGTGGTAAAAAAGCGAATATTAGATAAAGCATATACACGTTCAAGTAATAATGTTTATGTAGCTAAATACGTCAAAAGGTCACAAAATGTTATGGATGACTATAAAAACGTGTTGAAATTAGCAATATACTATTGTTCTAAAGTTAACTTGGAATATACAAAAATCAGTATTGTTGCATATTTCCGTGATGAAGGTTTTTATCATTTGTTTACCAAGAGACCAACAATTGCTTTGGCCGGTGGTGACCCAAAGAAACATTCTAACCTTATTGGAACCCAAGCTTCCACGCCTGTAATTGATCACATGGATATGAAAGTTAAAGATTACATTGATGAATATTATGATCAAATTTTCTTTGATGATATTTTAGAACAGTGCCAAGATTATAATCGTGATAACCGAACCAAGTTTGACCTTGTAATTGCAATGGGCTTATGTGAATTAGGCGATGAAGACTTAATGGGAAAACCGGCTAGATCAGATCGACGTGAGTCCGAAGATTTTCGAGATATAGGATATTACACTGATAGTTCTGGTATTAAGCGGTATGGTGTTATTCCTACAATGAAAAGTGCTGGATTAAGTGATATGGAAGAATTAATTAAAAAAGAAAAAGAAAGATTTTCTTTATCTGGCGGAATTAGATGGATAGATATGTCAGATCCAATTAATCCACGCATCATGAGAGGTGAGGAAAATGAATAATCTTGAAAGTTAATTTAATTTTTAGTATTATTGTATAGAATAATAAAATGTTAATGAATATGAAGAACTTTAAGTCAGAGCAAATTATTGCTGCCGGGCACCATGTTGCTATTGGAGTGGAATTGGATAGATTTAACTCACCAGAGAATAGTCTTGAGCGTGAAGAATTATATATGTGTTTAAATGGATCATTTCACATTGGTGAGATATTAAATTTTGGAGAAAAAGCAACAGATGAAAACTGGTGTCCAGAGTTAAAAGATCCAGAAAATAAATATGCAATTATTGGAGATTTCGATGGTTATACCCCGCCGACACAAGATAAATATCTTAAGGTCGTTCCTGCACACTCAATAATTGCTATTACAACAAAATATAAAGATATGACAATTGAAGATATTAAACCAACTAGTTCCCGAATATTAGTTAAGATTCTTGAAGAAGATTCTATTGTTAATGGTTTTCAAATAACCGATAATGAAGATCCAAGAAACGCACAAGTGCAATCAGGTATAATTTTAAAAATTGCTGATAGTGCACAGATCCAAAATTCAAATTTGAAAGTTGGGATGATGGTGAGTTTTGATCCTTATGTTGGTAATTTAATAGTTCATACATCTGAAAATAAGATTAAGACATTAAATATTAATGATGTTTTGTATTACACGACAGAATAAAAATAAATGCCCAGTACCGAAAATTTCTTATATCTAGATGATATTCATTTCACTGAATCCGAAAAAAATGATTTTTCGTATATTCAAAGAAAAATGGATTATTTTATTCATCATTTAGTACATGACCGTGAGCGTATTAAAAAAGCGCGAAATTTGTATGATGGTATACGAGATAAAGAAGAGTACCAATATTTAGAAAATGTATTTGGTATTGAACAACCAATAAGTTTAAAAATGACTCCGCTTATAAAAACACGAGTGGATATTTTGATTGGTATATTTTTAGATGAAAATCGACGATTCTTAGTTTCTGTAAATGATGAAGGAACACATGACAAAATCAATAATGAAAAAAAGAATGTTCGCATAAAGCGGATTATAGATAGATACAATAAAGCGCTACATGGTTCAATTATTGATGCTAATAATGGTAAAGAACCTTCCCAACCCAATCCAATTGATGAAGAATTTCTAAGGAAAATGGAAATTAGTATCAATGATGATTTTATTTCGGAGTTCGAAGTTGCAGCACAGGTACTCATAAAATATTTTGAGCAGAGTAATGATGTTGATTTAGAACAAAAATTAAAAATTTTATTTCTTGATTTACTAATTACTGGAGAATGCTATTACAGAGTTAATATTAATTATCTTGGTGACGATCCACATTTAGAGCCGTGCAAACCGGAAAACATATTTTTTAATAAAAATACCAGTGAACAATATTTAAATACTGACGCTGTAGTTCATAGAAGATTTTTAAAACGTAATGAAATTTTGGCCAAGTATGGTCATTTGATGGATGACGATATAAAAACAGAACTTTTTGGCTCACGAGCTGGATTAGCTGGGCAACATATAGTAAGATCGGGGTTTGAAGTTGAATATGTTGCGGGAAATCACGATAACGAATATATATCTACACATCAACAATATACATATGCAAATAATGACATTTTGGAAGTTTTTGAAGTCGAATGGATTGCAAATAATGAAATTTCCCTTTCTGAAGAAGAAATAAAATATTTGGACCAAGTTGAAAAAATTACTGTAAGTAAAAATAATTCAATTGGTATTAAGCGTGTTGGTTCACAAGTTAAAAAATCTGGTATTAGACAGGATCGCTATTTTGGTGTACGTCTTGGACAGTATATTTATTTGGGCTGCGGAAAAGCAAAACATCAAATACGTTCCCAACATAATCCATTTAAAACCAAATTAACATTTAATGGAATTGGTTATAATGAAAGAAATAATGGGAAAGCTGCGTCGCTTGCACTTGGTTTAAAAGATCTACAAGACTTATATGATATTACAATGTTTCATCGTGATAATTTTATTGCTAATTCAGGAGTAAATGGATCACGTATAAATTTAGCTGGTATTCCAAAAATCTTAGGGAATAATTTTGTTGAAAGAATCCAAAAATTTATTGCATACCGTAAACAAGGATTAGAACTCATTGACCCAACTGAACCTGGTGCACAATTATTTAATCATCATGGCGATTTCAAAGCGTCTATTGATGGAAATGTAATAACTTCTTTAGAAGTTGTTTTGCAATCTATTGAACGACAAGCTGATATTGTATCAGGAGTAAATAGATTTATGTACCAAGCTGCTCAAGAACGTGATGCAGTATCGAATGTAGATACAGGTATTCGACAAACCTCATTAATAACAAAAGATTTATTTGAATTAATGAATGTAAATATTGTACATATATTTACAGATTTAATTAATTCAGCAAAAATTACTTATAAATACGGTAAAAAAGGTTCTTATATTTTAGGGCATAAAACATATTTATTTGACATATGTCCCGAACAGTTTGCCTTTACTGATTATAATATTAATATCGTAAATTCACAAAAAGAGACTGTCAAACTTGAAAAACTTTATAATACGACTAATGAGTTAGTTAGAGCGGGAATTATGTCTCCTGAATTAGCTTTAATGGTAACTACCACCGAATCTAGCACAGATATTTTAAGAATGGTTAGATCTAGTATTGCTTCAGTTAAAGAAGAGAACGGTCAGTTACAAAAAATGTCCGAGCAACTTCAACAATTAGATACAGCTTTAAAAGAAGCACAAAAGCAATTACAGACCTATGATAATCAAATTAAAACATTAGAAAAATCGTCAGGACAATTAGAACAAAATAAGTTTGAATTTGAAAAATACAAGTTTGAAAAGGAATATGATGTAACATTGAAGGACAGTGAAACTTCTCAAAAACTTACAACTAGCGAAGTAATAAAAGATAAAGCAGTTATAGATTTGGAGCGTGAGCAAATAATTGCTGAAAATGCACGCGGAAGCTCTCGCGAAGTAAAAAATGATTTATGATAACACAGATAAAAAAATACCGAATTCAATTAGACAGTAAAACAACAGCGACTGTAAATGAACAACAAATAGTGAAACCTAGTTGGGTAGCTTTTTTTGGTTCATTAGAAGCTGTGGAAAATTTTATACAAAATTACCATGAATAAAAGAGTAGTAGAAACATTTCCCACATCAGGAGCTATGCAAGGCCCGGAATATAGAATTGATAGCGATATTGAAAATATTAGTTTAATTTGGGATATTGCTGATCGATCTTTAACATTAAGCGATGTAAATTTAGATTATTCGCAATTACCCTATCAAATGGAAGAGCAGTTGGTTAAAAAAGTTTTTGTTACATATAATGGGTTATCCTCACAAAATGGCATGCTTTTAGAAACTGTAGTAATGACATCAGGTAGCGAAGAAAATCTTGACCAAGACCCAGGCTATGCAAACTCAAATGAGTGGGGATATCAACCAGGTTATTTCAGAATATTAAATAACCCAACATTAACGGATCCAGCAGATTGGACACAATATCCTTATGATGTTTCACAGGGTATTACTGTAGTGAAAGAATTTTTAGGTGCTGGTTCAGGATTTGAAGGACCTTTATATACTGCTTTTTATCGTGCACCTCAACGAACCGTAGTAGAATTCACAAATGTTGAATCAAATACTGTATATACTGATGGTTGGTATACCTCTTATGTGATTGCTGTAAAAAAGTTTGTTGTTATGACTGGGACTTTATCTAATGGTGACGTTATTCCCAACTTGGCCATAGGTCATATATATTGGGATAATGATGCATTTTATAAAAATATTACTGGTTCTGCAAATGTTTATGATGATATTGCATTTACTCATCTACCATCCAATGATATTATTAATTGGGGTGCTCCGTTATTTACAGATTGGGTTGCACTCATGCAAAACCATGTTGACGGAGATGGTCAAGTCCAAGGTGAAGTAATATATTATATTGAAAATCAACATTTAGTAACCGTTGATTTATCTGCTGCCATTGAACGCGAATTTTTAAATATTTGTAATTGTTGTGTTCATAAAGATTTTGGACTTTCGTCTATTGATTTACATGTTAAACTTGTATCAAAATGGAATGGTGCATTTTATAATTTTCATAACTGTTTTTTCAAAGATGCACAATGTATTTTAGAGTCAGCACGACCAATTTGTGCAGAGTGTTCAGTACATAAAAATGAAAACTTACCTTTATTGGGAACATTAAATAATAATAACAAATATGATACTTAATTATAAAGAAGATTTTAGAACCGCCATGTTAAACGGTTTTAATCTTCTTGGAACTATCAATAAGGTAATATGTCAACGAGAACAGTACTTGGGAAATTCCAAAGAATTAGATATATTATATGCGAGATCTTATATTGTTTCTATTTTGATAGAAAGATTATTATACTCAGATGGCACTACCCCGGAATATGATAGGGAATTATTATTATGCTTGAGAAAAATGGTTAGTAATAAACACACTTTTTGTACAACTAAAAAATATTGTTAAATGGCAAACGGGTTAGATTTAATATTAGGGCAAAATAAACGCAAAAAGACTTCTTGGAGATCTACTGCGGCACCTGATACAGATAGTAATATTATCAATTTAACAAGTCAAGGAACCAATGTTATTCCTGATTTAGAATTTTCGCACAATTTTTTAAAATATATTTCACCGGTTGGAAATGCACAAAGTGTGGCAATTCAATCACCGGTGCGATGGGAAGATAGATCACTGCAAGTGTTAAAACTTGATAATTCAAATAACACTTCTCCAAAAACTTTCACTTTTTCTGCAGCCTATGACTTTTTGGATGAACCGGGGGTGTTAATATACACTCTTAGCCCTGGCTCAGTAAAAGTGTGGTATGGTGCAGTGTTCAATGGACGAATTTGTTTTCGGGTATCAGTAGATACTTCGCTTTTATAATGAATATAAATAAATGTTTAATAAGTATATAAATTTAATGTTATGGGTATAGAAAAAACAATGGATGAGTTACATTATGACTCACCAGTACAATTGGACAACAATGATCCAATTGATCCTTCAGTAGATCTAGTTACTGATCCTGATTACGACAACAGTAATGATATTGATCCTGAGATTGCAGATGGGACTGAACAATTTTTAGCCCAATATGGAATTGTAGGGGGTCTTGTGTCTTTACAAAACGAAAGCGGGGAAATTGAAGATCGTCATTATCATGAATTAACACCTGAAGAACAATTTAATGTTTTAACAAGTTTAGCACAAAAGGGTCGAACGAGTGAAGAAGAAAAATATGCGCTTACTCCAGAAGAAATTGCAGTAATTAATAGTGGTCGTAAGTCCAAAAAACCTATAACCGAAATAATCGAAGAGCTTGCGACAAGAAGAGCAAATGAATTATTGGCTTTTAAACAAGTTGCAACACTAAGTTTTAAAGATATGGATGACGATGCAATATATCTTCATTCTTTAAAAGATGCAAATCCTGATGCTGACACAGATACATTAAGAAATGATTTAGATATTGCAAAACAACTTAGTACGTACAAAAACAATGTTATTTCTTTACGTAAGCAATTTGAAAAAGACCAAATTCAGCTTGCATCTGACAGAGAATCAGCGGTATATAATGCGAGTATGGCACAAATTGATAATGATCGAAAACTAATTGTTCAAGCTGTTGCTCCATTGACCGAAATTGCTGGGTGGGAACTAACTAATGACGAAAAAAATGTAGTGCTTGAGCAATTATTAGAAATTAATGACCAGTTCGATTCATTATTTGTTAGCGAAGTTTTCAGTGACCCTTTAAAAATGTTTAAAGCCGCATGGATGTACAATAATGCTGAAGAAAAATTTGATCAAATGGCTAATTATTACAAAGGTCAAATTAATGAAGCATATTTAAAAGGAAAAAATGATGCACTTGGTACTACAAATTCTAATAATGTAACACAAAATCGCATCGTGGACAAGAAAAAATCTACAGTTCCAGTTCGAAAAGAAAATACAAAGGTGAAAACCTTAGATGAGCTACATAATGACTAATTATTTACCCTGATAGATTCAATGCAATTATATATAATTGCAAATATAATTTAGTTTAACCAAGGGAGGGACTACCTTCCATAAAACAAAAGAACAAAATGAGAATTGTAGAAAGAAACACAGTAGTACAAAACATGAGCAGCACAAAAACTGTTGAGCATTTTGGTACATTACTTGGTACTAAACCACACAAATTAGGCAAAGTGGTTACAATGTACCCACACTTGTCCATTAGTTACTTAACTGATGCACTAAAAAATGTTTATTTCAATCCGAAAAAAACATCAGATTCATTTACCCCTATTAATTCAATGGCCATCGAATGGAACATTGATGTTAATTACATTAAAAAAGTAAAAATTGTTGGTGCTATTTCTGGAAATGGAGCTGATAAGCGTGAAGAATCAATTGTATTAGAAGAACGATATTATGACAAAAATGATACGTTCACGTTGGAAAACAAACAACAATTGTTTGTGGTGCGTGTTCCTATTAAACTTGCGCAAAATCGTTGGAAATATATAGTTGTACTTGTTGGTGATGGTACTAAAACGATTAACGTAACTTTTGGTGCAGCAAACCGAAATACACGCTACCGATCTAACTATTACCCTGAATTATCAGAACGCGGTTACACAAAGTTTCATTCAAATGCTGAAACACACCGAAATTACATTTCTCGTCATAGAGCTTCTGTAGATTGGTCGGCTGATTTTGCAATGGGTGAAGAAATTTTTATTCAACAAGCAAAGGGAGAAAAAGATTCAGCTGAGTTCTTTAAAATGAACAAAAAAGAAAAAGAATGTGTTGATCACTTTTTAATTACTCGTGAACAATCATGCATTTTCTCACTAACAAACTACGATGTAAACGGAAAATGTCAAGACCAAGATGAACATGGAAGAGACATTCCAATGGGCGATGGTGTAATACCGCAGATTGAACGTTACTGTGATAAATTTTTATTCTCAGTTTTAACGTCCAGCACACTAAATGATGTGTTGTCATCTATGACCGAAAAGTCGGATGAACCAATTGGTAATATTTATGCTGTTATTTGCAATGAGCGATTGTATCGTTTATTTGGTGAATTAATGCAAACTGACTTAAGATTCCAAACCCCAAATGATGGATCCTATTTCTATTCAAAGGTTGGCGGAAAAGTTAAAGTTGGTGCTGAGTATGTATCCTATACATTACAAGGAAACACAATTACTTTTATGCCAAATCGTGCATTAAGTCAAGAATACCCAGATCATGGATATGGTATTTTCTTAGACACTACTGCTGATTTAACTTCTGGTCGTCCAAACGTTGCAATGTTTACATTAAATGGTTCTGAGATGATTACCGGTAACTTAAATGGTATGGGTGGAGCAGATGGTCAAACATCTGGCACCGTTTCGACTGGTGTACATGGATCACAATATCACCTTATAGGTTATGCTGGAGCATGTGTATTCAATCCTTATAAATCTTTTATTTTGGAAGAATCACGTATCTAAAAACAAATTATTAATAAGAAAGGGAGTTTTTAATTCCCTTTTTTATTGCAGCTATTTTTTTATTATTACGAGATAACAAATAATGTTAAATAAGAAACAATGACAAAAGAAGAAATTAAACGATTTGAGACTACCTACGGAGCACAAAATGATTCAAGAATCATTTTAAAAGCAGTATTTAAATCTGGCAAGCACACGGTACAACCTGCAAAGGATGAAGCATCAGGATGGTATGCCGGAGTGGCAAGACTTTCTGATGAAGAAAAAAAGCAACATCCTTATTATGTTGATCCCACCACGACAAAAATTGTATTGCGAAATAATTATGAATTTAATTTGGATGCTGAACGTGATGAAATAAATTGGAAATGGGTGCGCGAACTGCCAATTATTTCTTCCTCATGGGGAGATGCACAAATGTCGCCATCAGCAATGTTTTACGTACATATTGAAGGACGTGAAACAGAAAAAAATATTGCTAAGGCTGATAAAAAATATGTTGCTCTGAAATATATTTTTGAAGATAACCCAACTAATTATTCAGACAGAGCACTTATTCTTGGCCAAGATTTTACAACTGAACATCCAAATAGTATTAAAGATTGGTTACTATCCCGTGCAGAAGCCAATCCACAGGATATTATTAATTTATACCAATCGAAAAACACTGGTATACAATTGTTATATTTAAAAGCAAAAGCAGCGGAGTTTATTAAACTTACAAGCGAAGGTGTTGTTAAGTTTGAAAACAAAGTTTTAGGACTTGGTGATGATGGCGCACTAGCTTATTTGATGAGCGCTGACGCAAAAGAAATCGTTGAACTCCTTCGCCGTCGAGTTTATCCGGAATATAGTAAAAAGCTGCTTGATTTAGATTCTGATAATTTAGATACTAAAAGTAGTGACCTTGAGGACCCCTCTTCGGCAATTAATGATTTAATTCAAGGATCAAAATAATTTAGATAATGGTTACTGTAAGACAAGTATACGAAAGAGTTTTAATAGAATTGCGAAAATATAAATCGCCACATTTACATCTTGATCAATTTGTTTATTATATAAATAAAGGTGTTCAAGAGTTTTTAAATGAGACGTACAATATTTATGATACTAGTCAACAAACAAGTGATGCATTAAGTTCATTGTCCATACCAGGCACAATAACTTTAGATTGGGTTACTCTTTCGTATACTTTAGTTATACCAGGTGGCACCACTACTTTGCCGTTTATTAGCGGAAACAAATTTGGTTATGATTTTGTAAGATTTGGATTGCCTAGCAATTATTGGCATCTCTTAAACTTCATGGTTTCCACACAAACTAAACAACATTATAAGTGCTTCCCACCCGGTTATTTACACACCAATTATGCTAAACGATTAACAGCAGATCAAAAAGTGGCAATTTCCAATAATGCTTTTTTGTCTCCTGATTTAAAAAGACCCTATTTTTTCGCACAAGATAATATTTTAGCACCTAATGGCATCCCAGATATTGAAGTATATTACGGTAGCTTTAATGCACTAAAAGTTATAAAATGTGAATTTGATTATTTAAAAAAACCGCTAGTGCTTACTTTGACTGTTTTACAACGGGATGCAATAGTCGATACTTCACAGAGCATGGAATTTCCCGATTATATTGTTAATGAAATTATCAAAAAAATTGTAACACTTATGTTGGAAAACTCAACAGATCCAAGATTACAAACAATGCCATTAGTTAACCAATCTATAAAAGGGTAAAAGTACCCTTGTAATTTAAATTAGAATTTCGATTATTATCACTATAAACATGGGGATACCAGCCCTGGTTAATAAAAACCGAATGTTGCTACACTGGTACAAGCTTCATTCATAAATAAAATATAAATTATGTTTACATTAGGAGAAAAAATTCGTGTTATAAACACAAGTGCTGAAGTAGTCTTTAGAGAATTAGACGGTACTCCAGTAACTGCAGCTGCAAGTATAGCAGCTGATGCAGATATTATTGATATTAATGGCTACGGAAAGTTTTTTGTAGAGGATATCACTGATATTAAAATGCGTCGTGCGGTACCTCGTGCTGTTGAGGTAGGTACTTACTTATTAGTTGCCCCCACCGGTATTGCTATAGGTGATATTATCGAAGTTAGAATTTTTGGAAGAACAAGTCGTTATCAATCGGAATTGCAAAACAATTTTATTGGTGCACCTCGTGCTCTTACTTTTGGTACTGCACCATTAACTGGCATTACAATTACTGATATTGGTGCTGCAATTGCTGCTGCTTGGTTAACTTTTGTGAACGCATTTAATATGGGAGACTTCCCTATTGCTTCAATTGTTAACGCTGCTGGCACTTTAACAGTAACCGTTGCAACGGGTTATGAATCATACACTATTGCTAGAATTGATATTCTGCGTACTCAACAGGGACTTGCTCCACAACCAATAACGCCAACAACACAAACTATAACAACTATTGGTACTGAAGGTGCTGGTCTAGGTAAGTTTTTGGAAGAGTCAATTCGTATGTCAACTTGGGCTAATGAAAACCCATTTGGTATTGATAATCGTGACTCACAAATTGATCTTCGAGGATCATATACTGAAATTAGCTTTACTATTTCAAAACCATATACTGAAAATCTATCAACGCTTGCCGCCGATCATGGTCCATTGCCAGCTTTTCACCGATTTGTAATTTTCATGAACGAAAATTCAATTGCTGCTAACAGTGCAATTCATTTATTTGCAGCTCAGGTTGTTGATCTTGCGGCGTCTCTTGCGTCAGTTATCGTAACTGTTGATGCTACGCCAGATGAAGAATTAGAAGGTTTAATTATAAATGATGGAACATCGGTAGCTACTGCTGCTGCCTTTATTGCATAATCTTTAAACGACAACTACAATTGAAAAGACTATCCTTTATGGGATGGTCTTTTTACTTTGTTATTACGTATAATTTTAGTATTATTTTTATTGAAATAATAGACGAATATGACACTTTACGAAATGGCATCTACTATAAGAAATCATGTGGCAGATGGACTCTCTGGAGCTATAGCTAATCATGCCTATAGTATTGAACAACTAGAGAAGGAAATTGATTTGCTACGTGCTAAATTACTGTATGAATACATTGGTAGTATTGGCACTAAAAAAGTTAATCTTAAATATCATATGCAGTTAATGCCGGCTCTGACAATAGTTTGTTTAGATCCTGCTTTAGTTCCTTCCGAATGCGCTATCCCATCTGGTATTGAAATACCAGCTATTAAAATGCCAAAAATATTAGCGACACCGGATGATAGCGCATTAGGTTATATTGGTTATATTGATCATAGTCTAAATTTTTCTTTTTATAGTAACATTGACGATGTGTATGTGCATAATCATCGTGTTTACACAGCAGGTACTCCATACGCTTGGTCAGACATGACAACTGATGAAAATGGTATGATGACGTTATATTTATTTAATTTAGGAGAACTAAATCCGTTAAAAAAACTTACTGTGCGAGCGGTAATCGAGAAGCCATATTCGTTATTATCATTAGATCCTGATGCACTAAATAAAGAATATCCCTCACCAGCAGGGTTTCAAGAAGATATTATAGCAAGATTGACATACCGATATATTGAATTTTATCGTAAGTTAAATATTGTCCCACAACAAGTACCAAATACACAATCTGATCCAATAACTTAAGTTTATGCAAAATCAAGAAGCAAATCCATTTTTAAGTTTTTTATCAGCAAAATATTTAGTGTCCGAATTATTTGATATATCAATGAATGAAAATGATTTTGTTGAAAAAGCAATGAGAATTTGGCGAAGTATGGGTAATATTGCAGTCGCATTGCATGAGTATGAAGTGATAATAGACAATACGTGCAAAGTTATATTACCGTGTAACTTTGAACAAATGGAGGCAGTAACAAATGCGGCTTCTTGTAATGAGCATAATGATAACTTAATTTTTATTCATGATGCATCTAATCGCAAGTTATATGTTGGTCAATATTATGCCGATACGCTCACGCACCGTGCAGCAACTTATAACTTATCCAAACAACAGATACATCCAAAAGGGCAATATATACACTATGAGCTTCTTGGGTCTAAGGGATCATATGTCGCACAGTTTGACAATAGGTTAATTGGCCATACAGTATATATTTTATACCGAGCTATTATTGTGGGTGATGACGGATTGCCACTTATTACTCCAAAAGAACAAGAAGCTATAGCTTATCGTGTCGCTTACGAAATGACTCAAAAAAATGCTTTTAAAGGTGATCAATTAGCAATTAATTTACTGCAGATTATTGAATTACAATCTGGTATCAAAATGGCGGCAGCAAAAATTCCTGAATATGTTAGTCAAAATGCATGGGATTCGATTCTTAGAGCTATGGTTAGACACGATAGAAAACAATATGGTTTTAATTATAAACCAGTAACTTGATATGATTTATGGCAATTATAGCAAAAAAATATGGTAAAAATGTTAGAGTTTCAAAGTATGAAACTGTAGGAATGATGACATTAAAAGATATTTATCCCGGTAATAAAGTCACAAATAAAGAATATTTAATTAAAACTAAATCTGCCCCATCGGGTGCTTTTAAAGATCTATATCATGTCCAAGACAATTCTTCTTTAGTAAGAAAGATTTTTCGCGAATATTTATTTTCAGTTTTAGAAGTTATTTCTACTGGAAAATGTGCATTCAAAATGCCAAATAAAAGTGGTAGTTTGATTTATTTAGGTTACATGAATGACAAAGCTGTACAATATAAAGCACAAAAAGGACAACTAAAAGATATTGATTTATTAGCGAGTGGATTTAAAGTTCCATATTTGACTTATTGTATTTCTAAAACAGTGAAAAGACAAGAATTAAAAATCTTTGTACCACAACAAATCTACCAAAATATTTTAGAAGTTGCTAACGAAAATAAAAAACCATCTAAAATACCTTATGAATTTAAATATTTTTTGGAACCAATATTTACTAAATATAATGAACTAGAGCAACATGGAATTCAAAAGCTTATATTAGACTTATTACGAACAATGGGAAAATATATAACCCGTGGACAAGAAATAAGAATGGTATTTAATAGCGGTGAAATTAGATTTTTCCGTCCATTAGGTAATGTTCATGACAGAGTGATGCGTGAACTTAATAAAAAATATAACAAATGTCTCAAAAAAATATAAATAGCTTTTCTGAATTAAATAGCGACGCTCATGTGTTGAATACACAAAGAACGGTAATGACAGATGCTATGAATGCTACTCTTACTACTCAGGGCGAAAACGAGCTTATTTTACAAAATTTAACCGGAAATGAATTAAAAGGATTAGTAACTCCTGGTTTTACACCAGTAGCAACTAAAGTTTTTAGAAATATTGCTTATATTATTTCAGCTCAATTTGATGACGACAATAATTTTGTTCAAGGTGAAATTGGAACATTTCCTTCCCCAAGATGGAATGACTTGTTAGTTGCTAGCGATCCTGAAGTTTTTATCCCCCTTATTGAAGCTTATCAACCGCTAAGAAACTTTCATAGTACTTATCTTGACACTAATGTAGAATTGGAAGACGATTTGAATTATACAGATCCATTCCGAACTCCACAATTAAATTTGCCTGATCGCTTAATTGAATTAGAGCTTCAGCCATCTTACGATGGGTCTTTAAATTTGATTTTTTCCGATGATAAAAATCCTATTCGATTAGTAAATTCAAGATTTAAACTTTCCGAAGATGGAAAAAGTGCGGCAATTGCAGATCGTCGACAGCTAAGAGATACTAATACTTATAGTAACGCACGATTTTTAGCTACACGATTATTTAAAGTCTCTGGTAAAATTCTGGATTTGGAATTTCTAGGGTTAGTAGATGGTGGATCGTTCTTAGGGGGAGGTTACAGATTTTATTTTTTATATCTTGACAGCGATGGTTCTTTATCGCAAGTTATTGAAGAGTCCAGAACAGTTGCTATGTCTTTCAGTGACCATGGTGCTCGAGCATCTCAAGATACTAATAAAGCTGTAAGATTTAGATTATCCAATTTGGATAAACAATTTAGTGGTGTGAAAGTATATTTTAGTTATTCTTCTGGTGAAATTTCTACTACCTCAGTCGTTTACGAAATTGCTAACATTTATGATATTCCAATTGCTGAAAATGATTTTGATATTACCATTACAATTTATGGGAATGAAACTGTTTTTGAAGTATCTCGGGATGTGTTAAATTTAAATCATTATCCAATTGACCGTGCTAAAACGATAACTCAATATGATGATATGTTACTAATTGGTAACACAACACATGAGTTCACAGATTTTAAAGAATTTCAATTTTATGCTTCTAAAATTAAAATTAATGAAGTAATTCAAACTTTAAATATAAGAGAATTAGGAAATGGTTATGCAGATCCTGAAAATGTTTATCATCGCTTAGGTGTTTGGGCTGGAGAAACATACGAATTAGCAATTGTATGGATTTTAAAAGATGGATTAGGAATAACACCAGCTTTCCCACTGAGGGGGTATGATTATTATAATGGAGTTAATGATAATGGTTATCAAGATTATGGAAATACCGAGATAGAAGAAGCGGATGGTTTTATTTTAAATACTTCTGAAAATAGACTAGGTGCATATAGGACTAGAAAACAGCGTAATTTGTTAATTGGAGATCCAATATTACCGGACACTGAAGTTGACGCGGAACCAGCATATACTGAAATTCGTGGATTAGTGGCTGATATGTCAGCAATTATTAATAGTGCTTTTCTTAATGAAAAAGTATCCGGTTACTTTTTTGTTCGACGACCACGCCGTAAAGATGCTTTAATACAAGGTATGTTAACAAATACTGCAAAAATACCTGTTCGACAAACAATTAAATCAAGTACACCATTTCAATGGGAAACTGGCGACGATATATTTAATGGCGGATTATTCAATGGTATGATGCGATATAAAGTGTCAATTGCTAATAAAGGTTGGATTGGTCCATATTTTCCTGAAAAACAATCTCACCTTGGATTAAAAATTATTCCTTCAGTGGGTCGTACTTTTGAAAGCACAATTGTAAAATCAATAGCAGGATTTAATAATCCAACTATTCCGCAACTTCCGGGTCAATTTGTTTCCTTTCAGGGCGCAGTTTATCCACCGCCAAATGATGAAGCATTACAAAGGGATGATATGAAATTAGCTTTTTATAGTTCCGATTTGTTATGCTCCCCAGCTGAGGGCGCTGCATTATTTAATGGAATTGAATTTGGTGTCCTCACGGATACACAACCAATTCACGGGTTCCAGCGTCAATCTCAATTAACTGTTGGTGCAGACGTTACTGAGGATGGTACTATTTACGCATTTTGTAGTGCTGGTCGTGCGGAATTTGATCAATATGTAAATTTAAATGATGGCGCCCAAGTCCCAGGATTTTATAGTGCTTTCAGTGTTTGGTCTTTGTTAGCTGTCGAATGTAATGGCATTTTTGAACTTGGGTCACCAACTGTGATGACGGGAACATGTGAAGGTTCATTAGATATGTATGGTTATTTTACACAATTTGATAATCTTACAATTTCTAATGGTATATTTGGCCCACCATCTTCTTATTTTTCAGGGTCCTTTAGTTTTGATACCGCATCCAACCTTTTAATTTGCAATGTCTCTTGGCCGGGTATTTATGCACCTACAAGTGATAACACTTTTGCTTTAACCGCAGTAATTACAATATATGTGGACTCTTTTATCCAAGGTGTTAATGGATCTATGACATGGTATAGTATGCAACTTGTATGGGGATCATTAACAAGTGTTCCCCCTGAACTCATAGTTGCTTTTCAAGAACTGAATTTTAATCCTGTATCTGACCCTAGTGGACCACCAAACGATTTTAATTATACTGATTACCCTGAATTTTCGTTACACGCCGGGAGTTATGGAAGTTTTTATAATGCGGTTGATGCAACATTAAATTTATTATCTAATATTACTCAACAAACTGTTGACCCTATCCAAAACCTAGTTTATAATCCATTTGGATTTAATCCAGAATATAAATTAACAGAATTTACGGAAGATCGATTAGCTGAATTTCAATATGTCAATCGAGGAAATAATGCTTTTTCTGCTAATCAATTTTCATCATTAGCAGATAGAAATTTATATCCAATATATACTAATTTTATAGATACCGAAGATCTTAATTTACGTCAATTATCGGAAGATCATATTGAATTTGGTGACTATATAGGAGTAAGTTTGGATAAATATTCTCCTGTAATTGGTGAACTTTTAAAAAATGATAGTCACTTAGTCTATAGTGTTGCATGTAGTAATACGATTTTGCATGATTATAAAGATTTGCAAAGTTATGCAAATAGAACTCATAATTTAGGTTTTTCTGTTGGTCTAATGGCAAATATTTATAAAA